TTACATGCCCGAGTTCGGACCGTAAGTGATTTCCACGCGACGGTTCTGGTCGTTGCGGACGCCATCGGCGGTTGCAACGGCCGGGCGGCTTTCGCCGAAGCCCTGCGCGCTGATCGAGCCATCCGAGATACCGCGAGCGGTGAGATAGCTGCGAACCGCGGTGTTGCGACGTTCCGACAGGCCGACGTTGTACTTGGCCGAACCCGAACGGTCAGCGTGACCGGCGAGCATGACCTGCGTACCCGTGCAACCACGGTTGTATGCGCTGATCGCGTTGTCGAGCGTCGAAGCCGCTTCCGGCGTGATGTCCGACTTATCCCAGTCGAAATACACGATATACGGTCCCGGTGCGCATTCCACAACCGGCGGCGGCGGCGGAGGCGGCGGGGGCGGCGGGGGCGGCGGCGGCGGCGGCGGGGGAGGCGGCGGGGCCGGCTCTTCGCCACCGAAGTTGAACGTCAGCGTCCCCAGGATCGAGTGCGAACGGAAGCGCGTCGAAACGTCGCGACCAAGCTGGTCGACCAAGTCGATGTTGTCGGCGTTGAAGAAGCGATACTTCAGGCCAACATCGATGTTCTTGCTCAGCGGAGCGCGGATGCCCGCGATTGCCTGCCAAGCAAAGCCCGTGTCCGAATCGTCGAGGAAGTTACCGGCATAGACCGGTTCGACCGAGACGCGAGCCACACCGGCACCACCGCCGACAAAGCCCTGAAGACCATCGTCGTCACCGAAGTCGAGCATGCCGTTGACCATGAAGCTCAGCGCGTTCGTGTCGCCGGCAAGCGGGACGGTTCCGGTAGCAAGACCACCGGTGCCACCGGGGCTCTGCGGAATGCCAGGGGTCGAGAAACGGCCCGACTTGATGTCGGCTTCACGGAAACCGACTTCGACTTCCGCACGAAAACCGCCAAAGTCATACCCGACGGTACCTTCAGCATCATAGCCAGCGCGATGATCAACCGAGCCGGCATCGTTGAACGTGCCGATGTCGAGATCCAGGTCCTCGACGAGCATTGCGCCAGCACCCACACCAACATACCAAGAGTTGTCGCGCGCCAGAACCGGCGACGCCAGGGCGGTGGAGGCCAACGCCAGAGCGACGGCAAGCTTCCTCATAATAATTCCCCTTTCAATTGAGATATACGTCTCGAGGACGTCCTACTCGCCGCTTTGGTTCCGTGCAAGCTAACAAATCGTCAATCTGTTGCCAAAAAGTCGCACTTGCGGTGCCAATGCAGGGAAATTCAGCCTGATATCAGAATACCCTGCGCGGCAAGGTGAAGGATCAGTGTTGAGAGCGCACTACGCGCTTGGGCATCGATTGTCGAGCCGCCCGAAGGCGCCGCAATCGTTCCCGGCGGCGCCCATGCGCTGCCATCAAAGCGAAGCTGCACACCGTCGGTGAGACGCATTGCCCGCATCCCCCGGCGGGGCGGCGCAAATCGCCACCCGCCGCCGGTCCGGATGGCGATCGCACTCGCTCGCCCAGCCCACACGCCCGTGGGTGCCGCACCGACGATCCAGCATTGCCCTTCCGTCGGGTCCGGGGGTGGCGCGGCAAGCGGACCGGCTTCGACGGCGGCGTGAATCAAGGCGTCGAGCAGCGTCAACGCTTCGTTGTGCGTTACCTCTTTCTGCGCCTGTGCTACGCCGAGTAACGGTAACTCGAAGCGCGGCGTGGCCGGTAGGTCGGTCATAATATTGTCCTTTTATGTCAACGGTAAATACAGCGGCTGCGACACGGCAAAATCCCCCAATTGCCGGATCTCGATCGTGCAACCGGGCGGGAGCATCGCGAAGTCGGCAGCGTTGATATGCAGCGTCGAGGATATGCTTTCCCACGGCCCGATCCCTGGAACTGGCGGTAACAGCGCGATGCGCCAGGCCTCGTGACTTTCGCCCAGAGACTGGTCGACGTGATCGCGCCAGCCCGTGTCGACACGGCTGCGCCTGACCCAGTCGATCGTCACGCCGCCTATGCCGTCCGCGCGGCTTCTCCCGTGCACCGGGGCGAGCGGCCACAGCGCCCGACCAGAGGCCGGAACCTCTACCTCGGTCAACGTGGTCCCACCCCGCGGCGCCCATTCAAGCATCGCTGCGCCGCCCTCCGCCGATCCGGCAAGCATCTCGGGCATCATCAACAACGCAGGATCGTCGAGCAAAACGAAGGGCTTGCCGGGGGAATGAGTCATTTCACCCTCGGTCCCCGCGCGCCCGCGCAGCAATCGCGTCAGGCGCCAGCGCCCCGGTCCCACGACATCGGCGACGCCGAACTGCAGCAGTTCGCCACCGACCATCGCCCGGTTCGCACCGCCCAGCAGCGCGGCATCACCGACCGATTCCAATGTCATCGCCGGATTGACCAGCTGAACCAAGATGTTGTTCGAGAGATCGAACAGGCAATCGCTTCCTGCAGCGAGCGGTTCGACGAGATGACCCAGCGCTGCCGCCGGACGGACTGTGCCGAGCGGAATCGGCTCGGCACCGGCCGTCGCCACGAACCAGCAGTCGGCACCGCGCCAGCCGTCGTTACTGCCGGCGCCCGCGATCAGGATGCGCGGCGCGACCGCTGCAGGGCTGCCCATATTGGGCAGGTCGAATAGACAGACCATGCCCACGGCGTCGGGCCAGTCGGGCGCGCTGACCGGAACCCCCGGTTCGGCCGGAAGATCGGCGGCAGGCAGCGACGCGTGGCGTCTAAGCTCCAGCAAGATGTCGTTCCCGCGGACCGTCCGCGCCGCCAGCCGCCAGCGGCCTCCATCGGGCAATGCAACGACATGCCCGACCGTCAGCGCCAGCGCCGCATGATCGGCTTTCCAGACCAGCGTTTCGCGCCCATCGGTTGCGGCGGCGGCGAGCCGCTGCGCCAGCGCGCGCGCCGACGTCGCCGGCAACACCGCGGGCAAGTCAATCCGCTCTTCGCGCACGCCACCGCCCGCGACCTGGCTCGTCTGCTGGCCCAGCTGATAGTCGCGCTCGGGCTCATAATGCCGCAGCCGGATCGATCCCGGCAGCGATGACAGCGGCGCGCGGCGTTGCTCGGCGCGGTCGCCCGGCGTATCGCGGCGCCGCGCCTCGCGAAAATCGGCCAACGCGAGCGGCGACCCCGGCAGGCTCGCCGGTGCCAACCGCCATCCCCCCGGTCCGCTAAGCAGCCGCACGCCGTCGACCCCGCACAGCGGCGCGAGCGCGTCGCGCACCCGATCGCCTGATGCCGCATAACCCGCAAAGGGCCATTCGCCTTCGCAGCGGGCAGCCTCCCCTAACAGGCTGTTACCCACGAATCCGACGTCGACGGTCGCAGCATCGGCCTCGACTTCGAAGGTCAGCGACGGGATCCGGTTGCCGAAGGCTCCGAGCTCCAATTCTTCAAAAACCGCATAGGCGCATCCGCGAAACGCGCTTGCAGAGCCGATCCCCAAAGCCGACGCGATCAGCGGATCGACCGCTTGGTCCTCGCCGCCGCCGTGCCAGCGAAAGATGCAGCGTTCCTGCAACGTCCCGCTCGACCCGCGCAGCAGGTTGCCGTCGGCCCAGATGCGTCCGATGCCCCGGATCGGCCGCGACGACAGGGCGACCGCCAGCGACACGGCATAGCTATATTCGGTCGTCGACGGCCGTCCTTTGCCCCCGCCACGCTTATTGCGCCGTTCGATCAGATCGGTCGCCCAGATCACACTGCCCGCGACGCGCATCGTCCCGAACAGCCGCGGAATCTGCTGGCCATAGGTCGACGCCTGGACCTTCAGGTCGGCGAGCCTCGGCCCCTCGCCCCCCTTGGGTTTGAAAATCTCCGCGTCGATCTGCTGGCCCACCGCCGCACCGATCGCGGCGCCCACCGGCCCCCCGACAATCCCGCCGACCACCGTCAGCACCAAAGTCGCCATTGCCGTCCCCTCTTATGAAAGCCGCCAGCGCACTGCCGCGCGGGTCACCGCGTCGAGCGGCGTCTCGGCGACCCGGCGGAGCCCCGCATGCGCGTGAATGAATGTCTCCGGGCCCAGCAGCGCGAGATGATATTGCCGCGCCGGGTGCGCGATCAGTGCGACGTCGCCGCCGCGCACATGGTCATCGACGCGACAGAACTCCGCCGCCAGCGCCGCCTCGATGCGCTCGCGCGACCACCCACGCAGCGGATAGCCGCACGGCCGCACCAACCGTCGTTCAGCCGCTGCATAGGCCGCCCACACCAGCCCAACACAATCGAGCCCCGTCGCCGGATCACAGCCCTGCGGCCGGAACGGCACTCCGACCATCGCCCGCGCCGCCGCAAAAGCGCGCGCTCCAACCTCATCCACCGGGATAACGCGTCAGCAGATCATTGCCGGGCAAATGCGCCTCACCGCGAAAATTGACCGCATTCGCGAAGCGGTCACGGCATGTCGCAAGCTGCTTGTCGCATCCCTCGGTCAGCCGCACGCGAACCGGCCCGGCGACTGCAAACGCCGGCGCTTCGGCCAGGTGGAGCATCTCTGCCTCGACCGCGATCACCGGACTCGCCAATCCGCAATTGGCGCCCTCCATCCACAGAAGCTCGCCGAGCGCCATCCCTGGCGCGACGGCATCCAGCGTCACCATCCGCCCATCGACCGCAACGACCCGCCTCGCATGCGACAGCGGCGCCAGGTCGACACGGCATGCGCGGTCGCCCAGCATCGCGCGGCACGACGGCGAGGTTGCCGGGCATACCGGCCGGTCAAGCACTCGCGTTACGCCCTGCAACTCGACCGCAAAGGCCGGCCCGCGCCGCTCTATTGCGCCCAGTGACCCGCGCGCCACCGTCACCGGCGCGACGTCGGCCGCGCTCCAGTCGGTGACGAACAACTCCAGTTCCGCGCCATCCCAGCGCCCCGCGTCCAGATCGCGCGCCGCGATCGCGTCGCTGGTGACCGCGCCCTCCAGATCCATCGTCGCGACGTCGAGGCTGTCGCTCGTCTCCAGCGCCGAAGGCTTCATCCCCGGGGCCGCGCGGTACAAGATCCCGCCGATCATCAGGTCGCGGTCGTGCGAGGTCAGCCCGATCACCACCCCGTCGCGCCGCGCCAGCCGCCAGCACCACGCCAGCGTCACCAGTTCTTCGCGCAGCCAGTCGGGCGCGCGGTCCATCACCACGGCGCCCGCACCTCGACGAGCGGCACGCTCGCCATCTCGCCCGCGAGGAAGGTCGCGCGGCTCACCTCCAGCCGATCGTCGGCAAAGCGCACCGGCACATCGAACAGGAACCCCGCGCGCACCGCGACCCCGGCCGCCGGCGCCACATCGAGCAGCACGTCGCCCTCCACGATCGAAAACGCCGCCGTTTCCAGCCCGTCAACCGACACGCGCACGCTGCTCTCGACCGGCAATCTTATATTGCGCACCTGCTCGGCATCACCCGCGCCATAGCGCTTCACCAACGCGAACTGCCGCCGCACGCCGTCACCGACCCCCAGCATCTGATCGCCCGCAGCGGGCAACCCGCCGTCCCCCGCCGAGCTGCCATCGAACGGATCGCGAAAACGAAACCCCCGCGCCGCCCCGCGCCGCGCACGGAAGAAATCGACCAGTGCCCGCACATCGGCCTCCGACCGGATGCCCGGCCCTGCGTCATAGCGCATTCGCGCCTCGGCCCACTCGCTCGCGCGCTGCTCGTGCCCCGACGGCGCGCTCACGATCTGCGTCGAAAATTCGGTCGCGACCATCGCCTCGCGCCCGATCGCCAGCGGAAAGTCCACTGCATCGAATGCCTGCACCTCATCCTCCCCGTCGAATGTCACAAAGCCGTCGCGCGCCACCTGCGGCAGCGCCCAGACAAAGGTCCGCGCAATCCCCGCACGCCGCGCATCATCGGCGGCATCGGCAATCGCCGCCCACTGCGCCCGATCCTCGGCCGCCAGCACAAAACCCGAAAAATAATGCTGATCTTGGGCAGAATACCCAAGCCGCAACGTCATTGCCGCCCGCGCGCCGGCCGTCTCCGCCCCGCGCCCGCCCGTAACCCAGTCATAATCCTCGAGCTGCAGCACATCGAACGCCGGCGCCGCCCACCCCAGCGGCACATTTGCCCGCCGCACCGCCGGTGCGCCCGGATCGAGCACCGTCGGCAGATAGACGAGCAAATGGCTCACCAGCCCCGCCGCCGCCGCCTCATCGCGCGCCGCAGCAACCAAAGCTGCGGTCGACTCCGCCAGCAAGACGCCCAACGCATCGAGCATCGCCAACTGCGGTGCGCTCAGCGCGCCGCGCGCATCGGCAATCGCCACGCTCGCCGATCCCAGTGCCGCCATCGTCGCCGCATCATAAGCGCAGATGCGGCCTTCGCTCGCGATCCACCACCACGGCTCGCCGACCTGGAATTTCAGCGGCAGTCCCACCGTCGCCCCAATCGCGACGAACGCCCGCGCAACCAGCTGCAAATACCCCATCGCCGCCGCATTCGCCGGCGACAGCAAGGTCGACGGCGGCGTCCATCCGGTCAGCGCGGGCGAACCGTCGCTCGCGCGCTGTTTCCAGTCGCCCCAGCAATAGGCGTCGAACAATTCGTAGGAGAGCGACCAGATCACCCCCAGTCCAGCGTCCCGGCACGCCGCTGCAAACCCCGCGTGCCACGCCGCGCACGGCGCATTGAGCACCCCGCCCGCCAAGCTCGCGTAAAACCCTCCGCCCGACGCCTCGAGCCGCATATAATGGCTCATCCCGACATAATGGACGATATCGCCGCGATAGCCGAGCTGGACGATCTGCCGCAACAGCCTTGCCGGCGTCAGGTGATAGCTGTCGTCATAACCGCTCGCGATACCGAGCCCCTGCTCGGGCATCGCGACATCGCCGATCGCCAGCACCGAACCCGATCCCGAGCAGACGATCTCGCTCATCTCGGCCCACCCCGCAACCGGCGTCCCCAGCACGCCCGCGGCGCCGTCATAGGTTGGCGGCACCAACGAAATGAACATCCGGTCGACATCGCCCGCCCACACCCGATCAGCCTCACCCGGAAGCAGGAAGCCTCCATCGAGCGCATCGAAATCGAGGCTGACGACCGCATCCTCGGCTGTTCCCTCGGCGTAATTCCACAGCCGCACATACCAGGCACGCGGCGCACCGGCCGCATCGCGCCCCTCGATCGTCAGCGTCGGCCCATGCTGCGCATCGAGCGGCTTCACCCCGCCCGACCGCCAGCGAAACCTCAGCTGCGTATGCCGGAAATCGCGCTTCGTCTCATAGGCGAGCAGCGGATGGTCCCAACGGTCCTCGGCTTCCCAGATCAGCCCCGCGAGATCCTGCTTCCGATAAAACACCGTCTCGACGCGCAGCGTCTGCGGCGTATCGCTCGTCACGCTCGCCATCATCGGCCGCGCAAAATCGACCGTCCAGAAGCGTGGGTCAAACCGCTTGAGCCAGCCCTTGCGATGATGCGGCTCAGCCGCCGCAACCAAAGCCCAGCCCATCAATCGTCCCCTGCCGCCACCGCGCGCCGCACCGCGCGCGCCAATTGCCGTCCCGTCTGCGCCAACCGCTGCGGTTCGCTTCCCGCCTCACCGCGCACATTCACCGTGATCGCAATATTGCGCACCCCGCCGCCACCCGCCGTTTCGATCCGCCCGCTCGCGGTCGGCACGAACAGCTCGGGCCCGCGCTCGCCGACGCGGTAAGCGCGTCCCGCGCTCACCGGCCCGCCCGTCGCGCGCCCCGGCGCGCCGAACAGCGCCATCGCAATCGACGTGCCGAGCGAGACCAAATTGCCGCCCCCGCCGCCACCCGAACCGCCGCCCATCGCCGCGCCGACCCCGTTCGAAATCGCCGCACGCGCAATATCCGCCATCACCGACAGCGCGAGCCGCTTCAGATCCTCGAACCCCATCTTGCCGCTGACGATCGCGCGCGACAGCGCCCGCTCGATCGCGCGCCCCGCCTGATCGGCCTCGGCGACCAGCGGCCCGCCGAGTTCGGCGCGCAGCGCGGCGATATCGCGCCGGAACGCCCCGGTATCGGCGCGCACCGTCACCATCATTTCGTCGACCTCGTCACCCATCGGGAAACCTCTCCATCATCGCCGCCAGCGCCGGGCCGTCGAAGGACGCATCCGCTTCGACTTCGACCCAGCCGGCCAATGCCGCGCGCACATCGGCCGGCGTTGCCGCCCAATATTCATCGGGCCGCCACCCCGCGACGCGCGCCATCACGCCCGCGAGCTTGATCGCCGCAGGCCCCAGCCGATCGTCCGCCACCTCATCGTCCTTGCAAAATCTGCCCCAGCAACACACGCAGCCCCGGCGTCACCGCCGCCAGCCCTTGCTCGACGACGGCATCGCCCACCGCCTCGCGCGTCAGCGCCTCGGGCCGCTCCTTCACGCAGTGCCAGAACAGGCCGACGAGTTCGCCCAGCCCCAGCCGCCCGTCCGCCGCTCGCTCGACGAGCGCGAACAACGGTCCCAGCTCGGCTTCCGCCGCGACCAGTGCAGCAAAGCTCGGGCGCAACACGAACACCGATCCGCCGACACGCAGTTCGGCTTCACCGCGCAGGATATTTGCGCCGCTCACAGGCTCGCCACCACGCCGCTCGATTCCAGGTTCAGCGTGTAGTTGCGCTCGCCATTATAATCGCCGGCATAGTCGAGCCGCGTGACCAGAAAGCGGCCGCGCATCCGCTCGCCGCTCTCGAAGCTCAGCTCATAATCGTCGATCGTCCCCGCCAGCGCGTGACCGCGCAGCCGGACCTCGGCGTCCGACCCGGTAAAAATGCCCGCCGCGCTCACCGAAACCGACCGCACGCCCGCCCCGGACAGCAGCTCGCGCCAGCCGCCCGAATCCTTGGTCGTGATATTCACCGCCTCGCCGTTCACCGATAGCTGCGTGGTGCGCAGGCCTGCGACCGTCCGGTATGTCGGAGGTACTTCGCCATCGCCGATCTTGAGCAGAAAATCGCTCCCATTTTCAATCGCCATCGTCTAATCTCCTTGGGGAAAAACACTGCTAACGGGGAGTCGCAGGATGCTTTTGATCACAACATTGATTTTGGCCGCGATGGTGCAGTCGCCCTCGGCGACGGTCGACACGACGCGCGCCGCTTTCACCAAGTGCCTGCGCACCGACATGAAGAAAGCGCTCGAGGCCAAGGTGGAAGAGGTCGAGTATGAAATGGCGCTCAAGGCGAACTGCTCGACCGAACGCGACGCATTCCGCAAGGCGGTGATCGCGCTCGGCCGATCGGGCGGCGATTCCGAAAAGGTCGCATCCGAAGACGCCGACATGCAGATCGAGGATTATCACGCGAATTTCACCGACAAGTTCAAGGATTACAAAGCGAACAACTCGCTGCCCGGCGACTGACCTGCCTCACCCTCCCGGGACAAACCCATGGGGAGGGTGCAGCCCGCAGGGCAGACAGGGGGGGCATCAACGCCCCGCCCCGTCAACCCGCCAGACAGCGGCACCGCACGATGATCTCGTGCCGCCAGCCGCCTTCGCGCGCGAAAGTGAAACGCGTCCGGATCGGCCGCGCGCTGATCACCGACCAGTCACCCATCGGCCCGCGCAGCGCCGCCGCGACGGCTTCGACGCGCGCTGCGGCGCGATCGTCGACCGCGCTGCCGATGCCAACCAGGGTCAGCGTCAGCCGAACCTCGCGCCCGGCCCGGTCCTTCGTGCCCCAATCGACGCCGTCGGCCGTCCCAACCGCGACATAGGGCGCGCTCGCCCGGGGCGGTGTGCCGTCGAATATTCCGTGGACCATCCCCGCCAACGCCTCGTCGCGCGCCAGCAGGTCGAGCGCCCGCGCGCGCAGCGCGCCCTCGGCGCCCGTCATCGCCGGCGTCATCGCCGGCCACCCAGTGTCAACCGCCGCCACGGCCGCCACAGCGCCGCGATCGCCGCCGGGGGAGCCGCCCCCGCGCCGTCGCGCGCGTCGTGCAGATGCTGCGTCATGCGGACGATGCCTTGGCGGATAGCCTCGGGAATCCCGTTCGCACCTTCGGCGATGCCGGCGCGATAGGCGATGCGCACCCGCGTCGCATCACGCAGGTCGTCGATCGTCACCCGGGCCGTTCCGTCGCGGCCGATCACCGTTCGATAATCATCCTCGTTCAAAGCGACGTCGCCGCCGCTCGGGGAAAGCAACATGACCCCATCGATGCCGACGATCGGGCGCGCGCACGGCTGGAACGCTCCATTGGTGGGCGACAAAATTTCTTCGCCCGCACGTACAATCAGCCACTGGCCGATAAAGGCCTCGCAGATGTTGGTCGCCGCACGAACCAGCCCCGCCACCACCGCATCGTCGATCGTCGCCCCCAGCCGCAACCAGCTGCGCGCTTCGTTCAGGCTCACCGGGGCCTCGCCCGGCAACAGACTTTCGGCCATCACCGTTCCTCCACCCGCACCGTCATCGACCGCTCGTCGATCTGCCCGTCGCTCAGCGTGACGCGGTTGGTCACGCGATAGACATGGCCCGCGATCCCGCCCGCCAGCGTGGCGGTCGATTGCACCAGGTCGTGCGCAGCGCCCGCAACGACGATCCCGCCGGCTTCGGCGGGCGCGACAGTCCACAAGCTCGCAACGACCGCTTGCCCATCGGGATAGGCGACGGCCCAGTCGAATTCGAAATCGATCCGGCAGTCCGGATCCTTCACCATCATCGTCATCGATTTTCCCCCGGCTATGGTTTGCGGACCGTCACGCGGCGGTCGGTCCTTCGCCTGATCGGCAGCGGCGATTGCACCGCCGCAGGCTCGGGACCGCCCCATTCGCTGGCCATATCCCGCCGCGTTGCATCGCTGATCGCCCGCGACGACAGCGCCGATCCGCCCGTCATGCCCCGCCCTCCAGCATCGCGATCCGCGTCTCCTGGGCGGCGATCAGGAACAGCGCCAGCTGGTCGGGCCGGATCCCGAAACGGCTCCCGCCCGCCCCGCTCTCGTCGGACCAGGCGTCGTGGCACAGAAAGGCATAGCGCTGGTCGCACGGTGCGGCGGACGATGGATCGCACAGGCCTTCGTCGGCCATGATGTCCCAGACCGCCTGTGCGCGAACGCCGAAATGATATCGCGCACCGTCCTCACCCTTCGCGGCGATGGCGTCGTTCCACTGGTAGAAACCGAGCTCGGCGACGATGCGCCGCGCCGCCGCCAGTTCGCCGGCCGTCATCGCCCCACGCCATCTTTTTTCGCCCGCGTCGGAGGTGTTGATCGTGCCGCTGGCCGAATAGACGACGGACCACCGGTTCGAAGCATTGCCCAGCGACTTGCCGTTGTCGCTACCAGGGCGGATATCCGATCCGGTGACCGCACAGGACAGCGCTCCGGCAACCCAGAACTGCCAGGACGGACCACCTGTCGAGATAAAGGCGTTACCCGTCATCTCGTTGACGATTTCGAACCGATCGTCTGCGGCGCCATAACCCACATAGCCCTTGCGTCCTGCGGGGTCGGCAAAGGCGAGTGAATTCGATCCGCTCCCGCGCGCCGCTGTTGTTTCGAGACGCAGGATTTCGGCAGAGGATTTGACGTGCAGCGGCGCAACCGGATCGCTCCGCCCGATGCCGACACGGCCGTCCGGGGCGATGCGCATCCGCTCGGCGCCGCCGGCGGTCAGGGCCAGCGTGTTGCTCCCCGGGCGAAAGACGCCGGTGTCGAGGTCTCCGGTAAAGCTGATCGCGGGCGCCGCGGCGCTGCCGCCGGGTACCGACAAGACACCGCCGAACAGGTGCAGCCCCGCGCCGTCGCGAAAGGGCAGCGTCGCCAGCGGCACATTCACCCAGCCGCCGCTGCGACGCACGGTGACCAGATCGCCCGCGGCGCCCGCCGCGACCTCGGCATGCGCCGTCGACAGTGGCTGCTTGCCGTCGACTGCTCCGGCGAGCGCCGCCACCTCACCCTCCAGCGCCGCCCGTTCCGTATCCCTCGCTATGTACCAGTCGGCGCCGACGGTCAGCGCGATCGTCTTGAGCCCCGGTGCAAAATCGACCGGCGCGTTGCCGGCGGACGAAGCGGAGACGCTGTCACGGACCAGCCGACCGCTTGCGTCGATATGACCCAGCCCGGTTTCCCATTGGGCGGACTGCGCGATCCCCGCGACCGCATAATGGAATGAAACGCCGGCCGGGACAGCCCCGGCAAAGCGGCGATGGCCAGGCACTGCGCCGGTCGGCGTCAGCGGCCCGGGCCCGCCGTCCTGGCACGTCTCGCGTACCATATCGGCGAAAAAGGGAGTCGGCATGGCAGTGCCATCCTTTCCAGATATCGAAGGAATGAAAATTGGCGCCCGGCCCGCCCGAAAGGGGAGAGCAGGACCGAGCGCCCATCGCGCGCCAGATCAGCTGGCGGCGAACTTCATCAGCTTGATCGCCTGCGAATCGATGATCGCGCCGCCGACCCTTTTGGTTGCATAGAAATGCACGAAGGGCTTGTTGCTGAACGGATCGCGCAGGATGCGCGTCTCGCCACGGTCGGCGACGAGATAGCCGGCGCGGAAATTGCCGAACGCGATCGACAGGCTGTTCGCGCCGACATCGGGCATATCCTCGGCCTCGACCACCGGATAACCCAGCAACGTCGCCGCCTGCCCCTCGACCATCCCCGGCTGCCAGATGAACGCGCCGTCGGTGGTCTTGAACTTGCGGATTCGGCTCAGCGTATCCGAATTCATCACCCAGTTCGCGCCCTGCCGGTACGGCGCCTTCAGCGAATGCACCAGCTCGACCAGCTTGTCCTGCGGGTTCGACGCCGGAAAGGCGCCCGCGGTCCCCGTCGCCAGATATTGCAGCGACCCGAACGCGCGCACGCTGTCGACCTCGTTCGTCGCGGTATAGGTCAGAAAGCCCTTCGGCCGGTTCGTACCATTGCCGTTCACGAACGCGCTGCCCTCGGCGACCGCGAACTCGCGGCCGAGCTGCTCGGCCAGCCAGTCCTCGACGTTGAACATCGCATCGTCGAGCATCGCTTGGCTCGCCGCCGGATTGGCGTAAAGCTCGCCCGTCGGCGGCACGATCTCGGCAAAGCTGCGCGTCGCCGTCTCGGGCCGCGCCGCGGTCTCGCCGACCCAGCCCGTCCCCATCGACCCCGTCGCGACGAGCTTGCGATAGCCGCTCGTCCCCGTCTGCACGACCGTCGCGATGCTACGGATCGGCGACAGCGTCTTCAGCGTCGCCGCAATGCTACCGTCGATCTCGCGCGGCACCGCAAAACCGCCCTCACCGCCCGACGCCCCCGACAGGCTCTTCATCTCGACCCCGGCGTCGATCCCGCGCCGCAGGTAACGCTCGACAAAGGCGTCGCGCGCCGGATCGGCCGCCTTCGCCCCGTCGAGCGGCAACCGCGACGCCGCCACTGCCTGCGCGTCGACCTGTGCCTTCAGCGCCGCCACCGACGCCTTCAGCTCATCGACCGCCTCGGCCGCCAGCACCGCATCGAACGCCCCATCGAGCGCATCGGCCTTCACTTCCATATCGTCCATGCTTGTCACTCCTTCACCACCTTAATCACCCGCGCCAACGGCTGCATCGGCATTGCCACCAAACTCACCTCAGCGAGGTCGAGCGCCGTCAGTTCACGCGGGTTTTCCCCGCGCGCACCCTGCACCCGATAACCAAAGGACAACCCCGTCAGCGCCCCGCGCGCGACGAGCTTCGCCGCCGCGGGATGCGTCACCCGCGCCACGACGCGCAGCCCGCGCACATCCTCCGCCAGCGTCTCGATCGAACCAACGATCGCTCCCGGCCGATGCTGCCAAAGCAAGGGCACCGGCCGCCCCGTCTTCAAACTCGCCGCAAAGGCCCCGGCGCGCACCACATCGCCGCCGCGATCGACCCGGTCGAACACCGACGCATAGCCCGCAAAGCGCACGCTCATTTGAGCAGCCCCGCAAAGCCCAGCTTCATCGCGAGACCCACGACCAGCAGCGCCAGCAGCCCGCGCACCGCCCAGTCGACGACCGCCGCCCACACGCTCTTCTTCGCATCGCGCCACGCGCCGAGCAGCTGTCGCAAATCGCCGATATCATCGCGCGCCGCCTCGTC